CAAAATGCTACATTTGATGGAGAAATAAACTATCCTGATTCATTTAACATTAGAGATTATGCTAGTGATCTTATTTACTATCAACAAGCTAAGTCATTAAGCATTGGCTCTCCTACATTTATGAAAGAAGTAGATAAAGAGATTGCAAGAGCAGTAGTAGATGACAACGAAAAACTAAACGAGATATTTGATGAAATAGACTCAGCTTCAGAAGTTGGTCAATTTACACAAGATGAAGTTCAACAAGAAACAGTAGCCGAAGAAGAAATTTAATGAATGTCAGATATAGTAAAAGAATTAACAGATTACAGAATCAAAGGCATTGAAAAAGCTGAAGTTGAATATTACGAAGCACTCACAAGAACATTAGATAAAATAGAAGATCAAATAGTTTCATTAGTAGATAGAGATTTACCAAGACAAGCTGGTAAGCTTATTGAATTACAAAGTGCAGTAGCAATAAGACCAAAGATAAAAGCAATACTTGATAAAGAATATTTACCATTTGCAGATAGAGTTGTTAGAAAAGGTTTTGGAGAACAAGCTAAAAGAGTTGAAAGACAATTTAAAACAATAGGTATTATACCACCTGAATTTCAAGAACTTACTAAGGGAGATTTAGCTTTAGTAAAAAATTTGAAGCAACAATATTACACACAGTTTAAAGATGTATCAAATAATTTTACAAGAATATTATCAGATAAAGTTTATCAAAACACATTGGTTGGAACAGAATTTACAGTATTAGAAAAAGAACTAAGAGAATCTATTAATGGAATATATGCTAACTCAAAAGACCCAACAGTAAATAGATTAGTAAATTATGTAAAAAGAAATCAGGGAAACCCAGCATTAAAAGACAGAGTTGATATAGCAATCAAACAACTACAAAGTAAATACGCAAGAACTAGAGTAGGAGAGAACATGAAAAGATATGCTGGTCAAATACTTAACGATTCTTTACGAGACTTTGATGCTACATTAAACTTCAATAAATCAAAAGATGCTGGACTTACATTTGTTAAATATTATGGAGATGTAATACCTACAACAAGAGACTTATGTAGAAGAATGGTAAATGGTCAGCTTAACAAAAGAAAGAATGGTTTATTTACAATAGCAGAGATACAAGACATTTGGGCTAGTAGAAGTTGGTCAGGTAAAAAAGGTGGAAACCCAATGATAGTTAGAGGTGGTTATAATTGCAGACATCAGTTTAGTTATGTTAATCCTGATTGGTATGAGGATGATGGAGAGCAATCTCAGATACTAAAAACAAGAGAGCCTGTTGTTAAAAGAGAAAAGAATGTAAATATATCATCATTAGCAAATCCAATAACACTTACTGCTATAAGACCTGTATCATTAAAAGAATCTAAATTAAGATTACAAAAACAAATAGATCAAAATGTTCAGGATAGCAGATACCCAAAAAACTCATTTAGATTCAGAAACGCATCAAAAAATGTTGGTAAAGTACAAATTAGAGGTTTGAATGAACAGGAAGCAACTCTTGTAAGTGCTATATTTGACGAATTAAATGAATTAGCTGATAAATATAAAGTTCCAAGATTAAGAGGTTTAAAAGTAAGCCCATCTAAAAGATATAATGGTGCTATGGGAGATGGTATTTTATATTTAGGTACTCAATTTATAAACAATAATACTGCTTTAGGTAAATTAAAAACAACATCATGGAAGTATGGAGATGATATAACTAAAAGACCATTTAGTGTAAAAGCATATAGAAGCGACCCTGTTGATAGAATCAGATCAACGATGTATCACGAATTTGGACATCACATACACCAAATGAAATATGTCAATAATCCATCAGACTATAGTTGGAGATATGTTCCATTAATTGAAAAAAAAGTAGAACAGTTAATTAAAGACGAAAGAAAAAAAGTTCCATTTGTAAAAAGATTTATTGGTAATTCTGAATATGGAGACTCTAATCCTCACGAGTGGTTTGCAGAGCAATTTTCAGCTTATACATTTGGAATGATGGATAAAGTTCATCCATCTTTCAAAAAATTTATAAAGGAGATAGAAGATGAAGTGGATAGATAGACTCAAAGAATTATTAGCTAAAAATACAATAAATCAGGAAGAATATGATGAATTTATTGCTATAGGTAATACTTTAACAAAAGAATCAGATTTAGAAAAATATAGAGAATTTGGAGAGGGAATATATCTTTTACTAGAGCCTGATGTAAAGACAGGGGATGACTTTTGACAATTACAAATAATGCTGATAAATCAAGGATATTAACAATAGGAGAAAACAATGTCAGATGACACACAGGTTAATCAACCGAAAAATGATGTTCAGGAAGCTGAAGTTAAACAAACTCAAACTGACGAGAAACCAACACCAACATTTAATCAAGAAGATGTAGATAGAATTGTCAAGCAAAGACTAGAAGCTGAGAAGTCTAAACATCAAAGAATGTTAGATGAAGCTAAGAAACAAGAGCAAGAAATAGCAAGAGAAAAAGAAATACAGGAAGCAAAGACTAAAGCTGATCTTGAAAATCTTATGAAGCAAAGGATAGCTGAAAAAGACAAAGAGTTAGCTGATTGGAAAGCTAAAGTTAAAACAATAAATGTAGATAACTCTATTATGTCATTAGCTTCTAAAAACAATGCTGTTGCTCCTGATCAAGTAGTATCATTGTTGAAGAACGAAGTTAATTATAATGATGATGGTAGAATAGAAATACTTGATAATAACAAAAACATACGATACAACCCAAAAGGGGAACTATTAACTATAGAAGATAGAGTTAAAGAGTTTTTAGATGCTAACCCACATTTCCGAAAAGGGTCTTTGTCAGGCACAGGTAGTCAGAGTAGCATCGAGGGTAAAACTGTAAAACCATTTAATATTCAGGATTTAGATATGAGTAAGGCAGAAGATCGTCAGAAGTATGCAGAGTATCGTAAAATTCGAGATTCAAAACCTACTCAAATTAATTTAACAAATAACAAATAAAGGTAAATAAAATGGCAAACGAAAGCACAAGTTCTACACTCTCGGAATTATATACTGAGATCGTAGCAGAAGCATTATTCGTAGCAAGTGAACAATCAATTATGAGACCACTTGTAAAGAACTATGCAATACAAGGTGGTGGAAAGTCAGTTGAAGTTCCTATCTATGGAGTAGTTTCTGCTTCAGCAGTATCAGAAGCAACTGATTTATCTAACACAGCAATCAATCCAACTTCTGTGACTATCACAGCATCAGAAAATGGAATTATGACAACTCTTACAGATTTAGCAAGAAACTCAGCACCAAGAAATGTTGCTGGAGATATTGGTAGATTATTTGGAGAAGCGATTGCAAAAAAAATAGATAAAGACTTAACAGCATTATTCGATGGCTTTAGTACAGCAGTTGGTGGCGATTCAACAGCTTTAACTTCAGCTATTATATTTCAGGCGATTGCAAATGTAAGAAATGCTGGAGTATCTATGGATGGTGTTTCAACTGTAATTCATCCAATGGTAGCTTATGACTTAAAAGCTAATTTGACTAATACTTTTGCAAATGCAAATGGTAATGATGTATCAAATGAAGCATTAAGAAATGGCTTTGTTGGAAGATTAGGTGGAGTTCCAATCTATGAAACAACTAACATCGATCACACAGGTACAGGTGGAGACTACAAACAAGGTGTATTCCACAGAGACGCATTAGCATTAGCTATGATGCAAGACCTTAAAATCGAAACTCAAAGAGATGCTTCTCTTAGAGCAGATGAGATTGTTGCAACAGCAGTATATGGTGTCGGAGAACTTAACGATACTTATGGTGTTGAAGTACACTCTGATTCTTCAATCCAATAATAATTGGATACTTTGTGAGGGTGGGCAACTGCCCTCACATCTAAATTAGGAGATTTTATGAATATAGAATTAACAAATGGAAAAAAAACAATAACAAGACCAAAAGATCAATACGAAGCAAATAAAAAACATTTTGAAATGAGAGGTTTTGCTCCTGTTGATGCAGTAAAAAAAGAAATTAAAAAAGCGACAGTAAAAGACATTTCTGATAAAGTAGTTCAACTTAAACCAAAGAGAAAAAAAAATGCTAAGAAAACTAAAAAAAAAAATTAAAAAATTTATTAATTGGATTATGGGTGTTAGATAATGGCTAACTACACAGGTGCAAATGTTATAACTGCTGATGATGTCACTAAGTATCAACCTGATGCTTTTGGTTTTGGCATAGCTTCAACTGATACAGAAGCAGTAAATTTTTTTGCACAAACAACAAATGATATTCTAAGACAGCTTAGAGTAGAGTGGTGGCAAACTTACAAAACAAATGTATTTACAGATATTACAGTATTAAATACTGCTGAGATGGTAGATACAAAAGTAAATTTAGATCAGTTTGAGAGGGCTGGTGTATATTTATTTTTAGGTAGATTTCTTTGCCCAGCATTAACTAAGTTTAGACCTGAGACTGAAAAAGATAGATTTGAAAGAATGGGCGAGTTCTATATGTCAGAGTACAATAAAGAATGGAGAACAATCTTAGAGGATGGTGTTGAGTACGATGAGACAGGAGATGGCACTATACAAGTGAATGAGAGAGAGCCTTTACATGGATTTAGAAGATTGACTAGATAATGGCTATCAATCTTAATATCAAAACAAATCAAAAAGAGATTGCTAGAAAATTTAAACAATTCCAATCAAAGATACCAAGAGCAATAGATAAAGGTTTATTACAAGCTGGATTTCAGTTAGTTGATATAATTAGAACTAAGACAGCTAAAGGTGTTGATTTTAAAAGCAGACCATTTGCTCCATATTCAGAGGGTTATCTAAAACAATTACAAAGAGAGGGTAAAAAAACAAATGTTGATTTATTCTATTCAGGAAGAATGTTAGGTGCATTAACACCAAGTAGATCAGTAAAAAAAACAGGAAGAAACAAAGTAAGTGTTGCTTTTACAAATGCACAAATGATTCAAAGAGCATTATTTAATCAAGTATTAAATGAGCCTAAAAGAGAATTTTTTGGCTTTGATAAAAGAACAGAAGATATTATAAGTAAGCAATTCAACAGATTTGTTGAAAAAGAATTAAGTAGAGTTAAACTATGAGTGTAAGAGAAAATATAGCATCAAATTTATTATCAACTATTTCAGGTATATCTAGCCCAGCAATAAAAAAAGCTACAAGACAACCTTTTATTTTAGACGAGTTATCAGATAAACAATATCCAGCAGTAATAGTTCAAACATCTGAAGAAACTAGAGAAGATGCTGAGATAGGGAATAATGCAAAAACAAGAATAGGCACTATAGATTTTGTAATATTAGGATTTGTAAAAGGTGCAGAAGCTAATATTGATACTAAAAGAAACGAATTAATTACAGCTATTGAAACAGAGTTAGAATCTGATATTACAAGAAGTAGCAACGCACTTGATACAGAAGTGACAAGTGTAGAAACAGACGAGGGTACATTGTTTCCTATTGGTGGTATTAGAATGGTTGTTAGATGTACTTATGAGTTCCAAGCTGGAACTCCATAAACAAGGAGAAGATATGGCTAGTAAAGATAAAATTATTGATAAGATAGAAAAGAAAATAGATAGTATTGAGAAATTGCATGACAAAGAATCAATGTTATGTGAAGAAGTGAAAGACTTACTTGCTGATTTGAGAGACCAAGAGGAAGATGAGAAGTGGGAAGATGACTCAGGAGATGACTTTGATGAGGATATGGATGACGAAGATATTGACGATGAAGAAGAAAACTAATATAAACAAATTAATTATAGGAGAATAAAATGGCAGTACATCATGGAAAAGAGGGCGAAGTAGTAGTAGGTGGGTCAGCAGTTGGCGAACTTACATCTTTCACTCTTGAAACAACAGGAGATGTTGTTGAATCTACACAAATGTCAGATGGTGCTAAAAGTTTCATAGCTGGTAGAACATCTTTTTCAGGAACTTTAGAAATGCACTTTGACGAAGCAGATAGTGTTCAAACACAATTAACAGCTGGTGCAAGTGTGACTTTTAAATTATTACCTGAGGGAAGTTCAACAGGAGACAGAAAATTTGAGGGTGCTGGTATAATTACAGGTATGTCTGTATCACAGCCTTTAGATGGGATTGTTTCAAGAAGTGTGACTTTTCAAGGAACTGATGCTTTGACAATAGGAACTGAATAATAATTTATGTCAATTATTGACAGAGCCAAATCACATTTTGAGGGTATAGGTATTCAATCTATCGAAGTTCCTGAATGGAAAGACGATGATGGAAAACCTACTATAATCTATTGGAATCCAATAAACTTATTTGAAAAAAATAAACTTTTCCAAAGATCAGACAATCTATCAGATGTTAGTATTCTTGCTGATATAGTTATCTTAAAAGCTTTAGACAAAGATGGTAAAAAAGTTTTTAAATTAGATAGCAAAATGGATTTAATGACCAAAGTTGATTCTGACGTTTTATCTAGGATAGCGACAGCTATGGTAAATGTAATCTCTCCTGAAGAAGTAAAAAAAAACTAAAATTTACACCTGAATTAAAAAATTTACTTATAGTAGCTGATAGGCTAAAAATAACTTTATCCGAACTTTTAAAAATGGAAGTTTGGGAGTATAATCATTGGCTTGGTTATCTCTTTGATGAAGTTGCGAGTCAAGAAGAAGCTATGAATAAAACAAGGAAATAATGGCACAAAATCTTAAAATAAATATACTTGCAAAGGATAAAACTAAACAAGCCTTTAATGGTATTAGAGGTAGATTACAAAAATTAAAAGATTCTGTTATTTCTGTTAAGGGTGCAATAGTAGGTATTGGTGCTGGTCTTGTAGTAAAATCATTTGTTAATGTTGGTAAAAATGTTGAGGACTTACAAGTAAGATTAAAACAATTATTTGGAAGTACACAAGAGGGAGCAAAAGCATTTGATGTAATGGCAAAATTTGCCTCTAAAGTTCCTTTTTCTTTAGAGCAAATACAAAACGCATCAGGAAACTTAGCTGTAGTTTCAGGAGATGCAAACAGATTATCAAAGATATTAGAGATTACAGGTAATGTTGCATCGGTCACAGGATTAGATTTTCAGACAACTGCTGAACAAATACAAAGAGCATTTGCTGGTGGTATAGCTTCAGCAGATATATTTAGAGAAAAAGGTGTTAGAGATTTATTAGGTTTTAAAGCTGGAGCAACTGTCACAGCAGAAGATACAATAAAAGCATTTGAAAGAGTATTTGGTAAAGGTGGTAAATTTGGTGGTGCAACAGACGAATTATCAAAAACATTTACAGGTGTTCTATCTATGCTTGGAGATAGTTTATTTAATTTTAAAAAAAGAGTTGCAGATGCAGATTTCTTTGATGCGATTAAAAAAGAATTTAAAGATTTAGATGATTTTATAAAAGAAAATCAAGATACATTTAATGATATAGCAGATGCAATAGGTTTTGTTTTAACAGGTGCAGTAAAAGTATTATCTGCTGGTATAAAAGGTTTAGCAAAAGCAACAGAATTTTTAACAGATGCTTATGAAACATTAGTAAATTTAGTTAATAAATTATTACCAAAATCTTTAGAATTTAACATTGTCACAAAAGAGCAAAGAGCAATACAAAGAAAAATTGCAGATATTGAAAAAGAACGATTTGAGAGAATGGGTCGTATTCTTGAAGAACAAAATAAAATAACTACTTCTCTTTCTAAACAAAAAGAAGCAATAGTTGATGTAGATAAAGTAAGAAAAGCTATACAAAAAGTAAAAGATAAAGAAGATAAACTTGAATTATTTATCTTATCAGAAAAAAACAAAAAAAGATTAGAATTTAACGAACTTATTAATAAAGGTGTAGAAAAACACAAAGAACAAAATGATATTTTAAGATCAGTTGGAGATAAATTAAGAGAACATAATGAATCTTTTAATATTACTGATACTATTTTTGAATCTATTACAGGTGCTACATCAAGTTTTTCAAGAACATTAGCAGAAGCTTTAGTATTAGGTAAATCAATTAACAAATCATTTAAAGAATTAGCACAAGGATTGTTGGTAGATATTGTTGCTAAAATGATTGAGAGAATTGCTTTACTTACAATAGAAAAATTTATTACAGATAAAATATTCAAACAAGATACAGATAAATTAAGAATGGAAAAAAACATCACTAAAGAAAAACAAAAACAAGTTGTGCTACAAGCTATGCTTATGGCTATGGGTGGTGGTAGTGGTGGTAGCCCTTTTAAATTATTTGCTTCAGGTGGTGCTGTTAGAAAAGGACAGCCAACTATTGTAGGAGAAAGAGGTGCAGAAATGTTTATACCAAACTCATCAGGTCAAATAGTTCAACACGCAAGAGGTCAAGGTAGTGGTGGAGTAAATGTGAACTTTACAATTAACACAATAGATTCAAGAGGATTTAGTGATGCTTTACAAGAGAACAGAGGTACGATAACAGGAATAATAAACAATGCTTTAGCAGAAAAAGGAAGAAGTGAGTTAGTATAATGAGTGGTGCATTTCCAATATCAACATCTAAATTTCAAACACTTGGTATTAAGTCTGTTCAAAATACAATTATATCAAAATCAATCTCAGGAAAAAAACTAGCAAGACAAGTAGATAATCAAAGATTTGGTTTTACAGCTAGAATTATTACAGCAAAAAGATCAGATGTTTATGGAGAACTGATGGCTTTTATAATGAAGCAAAGATCAGGTAAAGAAAACTTTACTATTATTCCACCTGAAATAGAGGATGCTAGAGGTAATGTTAGTGGTACTGTTCTTGTAAATGGTGTTCACGCAGTTGGAGACACTACAATAGCTATTGATGGCATGACAGGAACATTGAAAGCTGGAGACTTTGTAAAATTTGCATCACACAATAAAGTTTATATGGTAGTTGCAGATGCAACAGCCGATGGGTCAAATGAAGCAACGATTACAATAGAGCCACCTTTAATAACAGCTTTAGCAGATGATTCTGTTGTCACTTACGATAATGTACCTTTTACTGTTCATCTAATAAACGATATTCAAGAATTTGGTACTGTAGGTGCAGATAAAGATGGTAATGTACTATATCAATTTGAGTTAGATGTTGAAGAAACTCTTTAATGAAAAAATACAAGATTACACACTTAATTAGTGCAGACTTTGAAGCTACAGCTATTGTTAATGAAGATGAGATTGACGATAAAACTAACGATTTAAAAGCTTATCAAAAACCTGATAGCAAATTTAATTTTACCATGTTAAAAGGTACAGAAATCATAACTAGAACATATTACGAGGAACATGGCACGAACACTAACGACAGCAGTAAAAAACGAGTTATTAACAGGTCAGATTAGACCAATACACCTAATAGAAATAGGATTTTCAACACCTGTATATATAACTGATTGTGGCTTTGATTTAACTTCCTCAATATCAGGTACAAGTAGAACTTACACAGCTTCTCCATTTTTAGTGGGTGGCTCATCATTTGAAGAACAAACAGATATTACAAAAACATCTTTAAGCTTATCTTTATCAGGTGCAGATCAAACATTTATATCTACAGTTTTAAATGAGAATGTTGTTAATGATACTGTTGAAATATACAGAGGACTATTAAATTCAAGCAACTCTATAATTGCTGACCCAATATTATTATACTCAGGAAACATAGATACATTTGAAATAGCTGAATCTGACACTCAATCAAATGTAAAATTAATTATTGTATCGCATTGGGCAGACTTTGATAAGAAGTCAGGTAGAAAAACAAACAATGCTTCTCAACAAAGATTTTTTAGTTCCGATGTTGGTATGGATTATGCAAGTGAATCTGTATTAGATATTAAGTGGGGTAGAGAATGACAACTTTCAACGAAGTTATTGGCTTGTATTATAATTTTGATAAATACAAAAAAAATACATATGACGAGTTATATCATCATATTTTACCATCTATAAATCTAAACCAATATAAAATATTTAAAGATGAACAAGGTATTTATGGTTTTGTAAATTGGGCTTATCTTAGCAAAGAAATAGAAAACGATTACATAAGAACATCTAAAATTTATAACGATGAATGGAAAAGTGGTAATTTTTTATGGTTATATGATATTATAATAATCAGAAAGAGCAAAGAGGTTATGTCATGGGTATATAACTATTTTAAAAAATTATTAAAAACAAATGAATCTATATCTTGGTTGCGTTTAGATAATAACGATAAAGTATATAGAGTTGGTAAAAAATATAAAAGGGGATTTCATAAATAATGGGTGGCTCGGTAAAAAAAATAATTAAACCTGTCATATCAGCATTTAATATGTTTAGTGGTGGTTTTAATCCATTTGTTGCTTTAGGTGTAATGGCTATTGGTTGGTTGTTTATGAGATCAATGAAACCTGATGTGCCTGACTTTGGTACAAATGATTTTGAAGAAACTGAAAGAGGTATTTTAGTAAATAAACAATCTAACAATGCTTGTGTTCCTGTAATTTATGGAGAAAGATTAGTTGGGGGTACAAGAGTATTTATAGAAACTTCAGGAACAGATAATACTTATTTATATGTTGCTTTAGTTCTTGCAGAGGGAGAGGTAAATTCAATAGAACAAATTAGAGTAGATGACAAAGTAGTCACATTTGATGGTGCATTAACTCATGGCACAGTAAGAGAAGTAGCAAGTAGTGATAGCAACTTTTACAAAGACTCAACAAGTCATATTCAGATACAAGCCTTTATGGGAACAGATGACCAAGTAGCATCTAGTGTTTTAACACCTTTGTCATCATGGGGAAGCAATCATAGATTAAGAGGTATTTGTTATTTAGCTTTAAGGTTTAAATGGAATCAAGATGTATTTGGTGGAATACCTGTTGTCCAAGCTAAAGTAAAAGGAAAAAAAATTGTGACATTAGCATCTGATTTATCAGAACAAACTGCATCTTTTTCAACTAATCCAGCTTTTTGTTTATTAGATTATTTAAGAAATGAAAGATATGGAAAAGGAATTGCTACATCAAGTTTAGATTTACAAAGTTTTTATGATGCTTCACAAGTTTGCGTCACACAGGTCACACCATTTTCAGGTGGTAGTGATATAAATTTATTTGATTGTAATGCTGTTGTAGATACATCAAAAAAAGTATTAGACAATGTAAGAGATATTGTAAAAGGCATGAGAGGTTATCTTCCTTACGTTCAGGGTAAATATAAATTAGTTATTGAAACTACAGGTACAGCTTCAGTATCTTTAACAGAAGATGATATTATTGGTGGATATGCTTTAGCTTCTCCTACAAAAAATTCTAAATATAACAGAGTTATTGCTTCATTTATAAATCCTGACAGAAACTATCAAGTAGATGAAATTCAATTTCCACCTATTGATGACTCAGGATTAGCAAGTGCAGATCAACACGCAACAATGAAAACAGCAGATGGTGGATTTTTATTAGAGGGTAGATTTGATTTTAGAACTATTACTTCTCCATATCAAGCAGAGGAGATGGCTGAGATTATATTAAGACGTAGCAGAGAAGCAATCGGTCTTAGTATAAACTGTGGCTTTAAAGCTTATGAATTACACATAGGAGATATTGTAAATGTCACTCTATCTAGTTTAGGTTTTTCAAGTAAATCTTTTAGAGTGTTATCTATGACATTTAGAGAAGATTATACTATTGATCTTAATTTAGTCGAATATCAAGCATCACATTATACGTTTGCAACTAAAGGTCAGGTAGCAAGTACACCAACAACTACTTTACCAAATCCATTTACTATACAAGCACCAGCATCACTTACACTCTCTGATGAACTTATAGAGTATGCTGATGGAGTTGTTTTAACAAGATTGAATATATTAGTTGGTGCAAGTACAGACCAATTTGTTCAGTATTATCAAGTAGAAGCTAAGAAATCTACTGAGTCAGATTTTAAAATTATATCAAGTGGTACTCAGTTAAACCACGAGTTTATAAATGTAGTTGATGATATTACTTACGATGTAAGAGTAAAAGCTATAAATAGTTTTGGAGTTTCTTCTAGTTATACTTCAGCTTCAAGAAAAATTGTTGGTGCAACAGATATACCAAGTGATATAGATGATTTGTCAGTATCAATGGTAGGCTCAAATCAAATGGAGTTATCTTGGACACCTGTCACAGACTTAGATATTTCATGGTATGAAGTAAGATACCAAGATGTTCAAAGTGGTGCTACATGGAATGATAGTACACCACTTGCAAAAGTAGTAAGAAGAAAATCAAACTCTTTAGTAGTAAATGCACAAACAGGTAGCTTCTTAATAAAAGCTGTTGATAAACTAGGAAATGCAAGTGCAGAAGCTTCTATTGTGACTACTAATATTTCAGGATTACAACAATTTAAAAACATATTAACTGTGAGTGAATAATGGCAGATTTTTTAGGAACAAGAGATAGTAATGTAGCTTTATCAGAAGATAATGTTGGTAGAAAAGTATTGATATTAGATACTATTACACAATTTGATGATGGTGTTGGAAACATAGAATCAGCAGAGGGAGTATTTGATCTTGGTGGAACAGACTCTACTTCTAATCCAACAAACTTTAATTCAAATATACAATCATCAGGTTTTTATACATTTGCTAATACCATAAGCTTAGATGCAGTTTATGATGTTAATTTAGGTGTTGTTATTGGAATGACATCAGAAGATGAGTACGATTTATTTGATTCAGGTAGAGGTGCAAGTTTATTTGAAGATGCTAAAGCACCTTTTGATGGTAGCCCTGAAGTACAGGCTGGAGCAGAGATACAGGTAGGAGCAAGTGACACAAGTTTAGCAAGTATTACAAGCTTTCAAAAAATATCACAGCAAAGCACAATAAAAGGTAGATATTTTAAATTTAGATGTAAGATAACCAGCGATAATAATAAGGTTAGAGCAAAAGTTCATACTCTACAATACAAGGTAAATTTTGAAGTAAGAACTGAGTCAGGAGAAGATGTTGTTGCATCAGCTTCAGGTCAAGCAATTACATTTACAAATTCTTTTTACGCAACTCCGAGTATTGGTATTTCAGCACAAGGATTGCAAACAGGAGACTATTATCAGATCACAAGTAAATCTAAAACAGGCTTTACAATAAGGTTTTATAATAGTAGTAATACAGGAATAAGCCGAACATTTGATTATCAAGTGTTTGGATATGGGTTGAAATCATAACCATTTTAAAATATAAGGATTAACATGAGTCAAGTATCAGATGTAGTTTTAGCCAATCAAGGTTTTGCAAGTTTTAGAACTGAACTTAATAATATATTAGGTGCTTTAAACACTTCTCATATTGGAAGTTCAGCACCATCATCAGTAGCAACAGGCACGATTTGGGTAGATAATGGTACATCAGGAGTTTTAAAAGTTAAGATAAATGATGGCTCAGATAATGTTGAGTTATTTCAAGTTAATATTTCATCAAATGCAATCACTAGCACAATGTCGGTCACAGGTACTATATCTGAAACAGACCCAAATGCTTTGCCACTAGCGATAGCTTTAGGATAAGGAGAATAAATGGCAAATACTTTTAAAGTTAAAACAAATGGTGCGATGCCTACATCGGCTGGAACTCCACTTACTCTTTACACAGTACCAAGTGCTACAACAACAGTAGTTATTGGCTTAGTTCTTTGTAATATTCACACAACATCTGTCACAGCAGATGTTCAATTAGTATCAGATACATCAGACACAGAAACAAACGAAACAGTTTTATTAGCAAAAGATGTGACTATTCCAGCTGGGTCATCTTTAGAATTATTAACAGGTGGTAAAGTTGTTGTTCAAGCAACTGATATTATTAAAATAGATTGTTCAGTATCAGCTAAAATAGATGCAACATTATCAATATTAGAAATTACATAGGAGTTTAAGTGAGTTACATTGGACTTCCACCAAAAGCAAATTTCACAAGTGGTTTATTAGATAGATTTACTTCTACTACAGGAACTACTGTCACTCTAACCCACGATATATCTTCAGAAAACGATATTGTTGTTTTCGTAAATTTTGTAAAACAAGATAGCACAACTTATTCAGTAGGTGGCACAGGAAACAAAACTTTAACTTTAGGTGGCACATTAGTTTCATCTGATATTGTAGAAGTTCATTATTTAAACATTGTAGGTCAAACAGTAAATCCATCTGCAAATAGTGTAGGTAGTTCTCAATTAACTGCTGATTCAATTACAGGACAAACTGCTGAAACTTCTATTGCTACAGATGATACTGTATTAATCCATGATACATCTGCTGGAGCATTAAGAAAAATGACTAGAGCAAA